GAGATCCAAACAAGTTCCTATCTGAAAGCGGATTTGCTCAATTCCCATGCCTTGTCCCTCGCTGGTCAACCGTTGGGGGTGATATCTATGGGAACTCGCCTGGCATGGAAGCATTGGGTGACATCAAGCAGTTGCAACACGAACAACTACGCAAGGCGCAGGTCATCGACTACCAGACGAAACCGCCGTTGCAAGTCCCGGCGAACATGAAGAACCGGGATGTTGAGATGTTGCCCGGTGGTATCACGTTTGTTGATGGTGTCAACTCAGGGATCAAGACCGCCTTTGAGGTAAACCTCAACCTACAGCATTTGCTCGGTGACATTCAGGATGTGCGCGAGCGCGTTCGTGGGTCGTTCTACGCTGACCTGTTCCTGATGCTTGCCAACGCCACCGACACCCGCATGACAGCGACCGAGGTGGCAGAACGGCATGAGGAGAAGTTACTGATGCTTGGCCCTGTGCTTGAGCGTCTGCACAACGAACTTCTTGACCCGCTCATTGACATCACCTTCACCCGCATGGTTGCAGCCGGCATCGTCCCGCCAGCACCGCCCGAACTGCAAGGCATGGACTTGAGCGTTGAATTCGTAAGCATGTTGGCGCAGGCGCAACGAGCCATTGGAACTAACAGCGTTGACCGATTCGTAGGCAACCTTGGTCAAGTCGCCACCTTCAAGCCTGATGTGCTTGACAAGTTTGACGCTGACCAGTGGGTGGATGCGTATTCCGACATGCTCGGCGTTGACCCAAGTCTGATCGTTGCCGACAAGCAGGTCGCGCTCGTTCGCGACGCACGAAACAAGGCGATGGCCGCGAAGGAGCAGGTCGCAGCGATGCAGCAGCAGAGCCAAACCGCCAAGAATCTTGCACAGGCTCCGACTGGTGGTGGTCAGAACGCGCTGATGGATGTGATGAACCAATTCTCAGGGTACGGATCACCGTCACCTTCTCAGGTGTAGTACCCGTATTGTGAATAACGCTCGCTAAATTTATCCAATGAGCAACTATGACCCGCTCGACATCCGAGGACAAGAGCGCACAAAAGCAGAACGCGATCTGCGCGACAAACTGTCAAAGGACATCGAGGAATCGGATATCAAGTGGTTGATGAGTAGCAAACGAGGTCGCCGGTTCTTGTGGCGACATCTTGATCAGGCTGGAGTATTTAGGCTTAGTTTCAACACCAATGCAATGGCAATGGCCTTTGCAGAAGGAAACCGGAACTTTGGACTGCGTACCCTTGACATGATCCACTCGCTTTGCCCGGAGTTGTACCCAACGATGGTGAAGGAACACAATGGCAGACACACTGACAACGACAGCACCAACAACCAATGACACTGCTGTCGCTGACGCTGCACCCAAGAGCGATGTAAGCATTGCTGACGCGCTCTACGGTGGCAAGGCAACCGAAGGACAGGAACAGCAAGTTGCGGATGCAACCAAGGCTGTCGAACCCGACGCAACAAAGGTTGACGCTCCACAGGGCGCACCCGAAAAGTACGAATTCAAAGCCTCTGAAGGCAAAGCATTCGACGCAGAAGTGCTAACGGCATTTGCTGATGTTGCAAAGGAATTGAATCTGACCCAGGATGCTGCACAGAAGGTACTTGACCGCATGGCTCCGAAGATGGAGGCGCGTCAAGCCCAGCAGATCGAAGCACTTCGTACACAATGGGCTGACAGTTCAAAAGTTGACAAGGAGTTCGGTGGAGAGAAACTCTCCGAGAACCTATCAACTGCGAAGAAAGCACTCGATCAGTTCGGGACACCTGAACTTCGATCACTACTGAACGAATCCGGTCTTGGAAATCACCCGGAGTTCATCCGGTTTATGTTCCGAGCAGGCAAGTCAATTTCCGAAGATCGTTACGTTGGACAGGCAAACGGTGCAGCCCCTACACAGGGACGGCCGCGAGACTTCGCCAGCCAAGCGGCCTTCCTTTATTCCAAACAGTCCTAATTTATAAGGAAACATTCTCATGGCAGTAATCGCAAACAGCAATAACAATCTAACACTCGCCGACTGGGCGAAGCGTTTAGATCCAAACGGTACCGTTCCAATTATCGCCGAACTTTTGTCGCAAACCAACGAAGTCCTTGAGGACGCTGTGTTCAAGGAAGGCAATCTGCCAACCGGCGAGCGCGTAGTCATTCGTACAGGTCTTCCAACCGTGTATTGGCGCGCACTCAATCAAGGCATCCCAAACAGCAAGTCTTCGACCGCACAGGTCGACGAAGCATGCGGCATCCTTGAGGCTCGTTCCGAAGTTGACAAGGATCTTGCGATGCTCAACGGCAACACGGCTCAGTTCCGTTTGTCCGAAGACACCGCGTTCCTTGAGGCGATGAATCAGACCCAGGCAACGACCTTGTTCTACGGCAATCCTGCCACCGAACCAAAGTCGTACCTTGGTCTTGCTCCTCGTTACTCTGCACTTACTGGTGCTGGCAACATTGCCAACGTATTGGACGCTAAGGGTACTAGTTCATACTCAGCCACGGCAAGCACTTCGGTGTACCTCGTTGTGTGGGGCGACAACACCGTGTACTGCCCGTTCCCGAAGGGTTCCAAGGCAGGACTTGTGCATGAGGATCTTGGCGAACAAACCGTCTACGACAGCAGCAACCGCATGCAGGCTTATGCGACCCGCTATCAATGGAAGAACGGTCTTGTTGTGAAGGACTGGCGTTATGTTGTTCGTATCTGCAACATCAACACCACCGATTTGATTGCAGGTACAAACGGTCAGGCCGCAAATGTTGCAACCAACCTTATCAAGATGATGTCACGCGCCATTTACCGCATCCCAAATCTGTCAATGGGTCGCGCTGCCTTCTACATGAACCGTACCGTTCATAGTGGTCTTGCCATCCAGGCGATGGACAGGAGTCAGTATGTTCTCAAGGTCAATGAAGGTCTTTCGCAGTTTGGTATGCCAAACTCATGGTTGTCGTTCCAAGGCGTTCCAATCCGTAAGGTCGATTCGCTCATCAACACCGAGTCGCAAGTTTCCTAAATCAATTTCCTAGAAAGGAATTATTCACATGATTATTGAATCACTATCAGTTGTTTCCGGAACTGTGCCGGCAACCGGATCAATCACCGGACAGGCTGCTTTGCCTATCGCGGGAACCCCGGTCGTTTCCACAAACAGTATTGATCTTGGTGTTGCTCGCGACATTGGCGAAGGCAATGACCTGTACATGGTGTTCACGCTTACCGAAGCGTATAACACGCTTACTTCGCTTCAGTTTGAAGTGATTTACGCGACCAACGCTGCGCTTACGAGTGGCATTGTTGCTGGTGGATCTTCGGGTGCAATTGCACTTGCTGATCTAACCCCAGCAGGAAACTCGTATTACGTTCGCCTTACGCCTGGTATTTACAAGGCAACAGGCGGCTCGGGTGTTGGTGCGCGGTACTTGGGAGCGCGATACAGCACTCTCGGTACAACCCCAACCGCGGGTGCTGTGTGCGCTTACATCACTTCTGACATTCAGGACGGCAAGAAGTTCTACGCTTCCGGATTCACTGTTCAGTAATTAGGAACCAATTATGCCAATGTACCGCGCCAAAGTGAAGTGCTACATCGACAACTCCATCCGCGAGGAAGGTGATGTCTTTGAGTACAACGGAGATTCAAATGACTGTGTCGAATTGGTAACAGGCACAGGCAACGGCGAGCCTACGGTTGATGCTTCTGGAAGGAAGTGGAAAGCCAAGGGCAAGCGAAAGTCTTCGGACGATGAAGCGGACGTTGACGAGGGTTGATCCTTTGATTTGATTTGCCGCATGGGGGGAGTCGCTGGGAAACCACGACTCCCCCTTGTTTCTAGGAGGGCTTACCTTGAGTTCAGAAGTAGATATTTGCAACCTTGCTCTATCGCACATCGGGGATGAGGCTTCAATCTCAAGTATTGACCCGCCCGAAGCGTCTGTGCAAGCCGCTTTGTGCCACCGCTTCTACCCCATTGCCCGTGACTCGCTGTTGCAGATGCACAATTGGAACTTCGGTTCTAAGCGTGTCAATCTTGCACAAGTGACCAACCTGTGGCCTGAATGGAAATACGCATACGCCGCACCAGGTGACTGCATGACCATCGTGTCGGTGCTGC